GTCCCAAAATCAGGTAAATAATATCTTGTACCTTTTCTAGTTAATATTAGATGAATTAGATTACTCCTAATTTCATCATCACTTGTTTGTGATAAAGATAAATAATTACCCTCGTATGAATCTCTAAAAGGGAAATTTATTCCGTATGTTATTCCATCTGCCATATTGATAAATATAATGTTTGAATTATTTCTATAAATACCTCAAAACAAAAAATCACGACATTATGTCGTGATTCTTAATTTTTAAGATGAACAACCGAAACAATCGAATGGTGAATCAATTGGTTTACTAATCACATCAACGTGTGGTAATGTTGGAGTTACTTTTGGTTTATCTATTTTTGATATATCTACAGCCAAATGTTTTGCACCAGTTGATATTGCCTTAGTTCTTACATAATAACACAATGTTTTCAATCCTTTTTGCCAAGCGTGGAAATGTGATGATGTTATCTTTGATAAAGTTGGGTTACCCATATAGATATTCATTGATTGTGATTGGTCAATAAAAGGGCCTCTATCAGCCGCCATATCAATCAATTCTCTCTGTGATATTTCCCATATTGTTTTATACTTCTTCATCAAATGTTCAATTCTTTTAACTTTGAAGTTGTATTTCTTATCTTCTGTATCTAAGTAATTGTTGAAGTTTATATTTTGAATTGAACCCTCATTTAGAATAATTTCGTTTTTCAAATCTTCACCCCAAATTCCAAGTTTCTCAAAGTCAGCAATTAGATATTTGTTTACAATCATAATCTCACCACCCACTACTCTTCTATTAAAGATTGCTGAATGTGCTGGTTCAGTCATTTCATAAGAACCTGTTATCTTAGCAGAACTCGCAACTGGCATCTGTGCTGTAAATAATGAATTACATATACCATACTTCATAACATTTTCTTTCAAACCTTTCCAATCCCATCTTCCTGATAAATCAGATTCAGTTAATCCCCACATATCATATTGGAAAACACCTTGCGACATTGGTGAACCTTTGAAATATTCATACCTTTGGTATTCTTCATCGTGAGCCAATTTATTGCTCTCAGTAATTGCTGCAAAGTATATTGTTTCAAATATTTCTTTATTTAACTTTTTAGCCTCATCTGATGTAAACTCATAATCCATTAGATAGAATACATCAGCTAAACCTTGAGTTCCAATAGCAATTGCTCTTTGTTCTCTACCACCCTTTTCACCCTTACTTGTTGAATAATTGTTGATATCAACAACTTTGTTCAACGCTCTTACTACTTTTTTGGTTTCGTTATAAAGTTCCTCAAAATCAAATTGCGCATCGTGTACGAAGTTCTTTAATACCATTGAAGAAAGGGTGCAGATTGCTGTAGTTTTTTCATCAGTATATTGATAAATTTCATTACAAAGATTTGATTGTTTAATCACCCCAATGTTTTGATGATTTGTCTTTTTATTAGCACTATCTTTTGAACATAGATATGGAACACCAGTCTCAATTTGAGATTCAATAACTTTTGTCCACACGTCTTGAGCTTTAATTTTTTTACCCAATCCCATACGTATAGCCTCATTATAAACATTCTCATATTCATCACCATAAACATCTTGTAATGCGGGTAATCCAGCCTTTTTGATGTCATTAGGACAGAATAAATACCAATCACCATTTTCTCTTACGGCTCTCATAAAGTTATCAGGTATCCATAATGCCGTAAATAAATCTCTTGCTCTTAGTTCTTCAGCACCTGTGTTCTTTTTGATTTCCAATAAATCAATGATGTCTTTATGCCAAGGTTCAAGATAAATTGCTGCAGAGCCAGGTCTTCTACCTTGTTGATTAAAGAATCTTAATGACTCGTTAACAATCTTTAAATATTTTAACAATCCACCAGCAAAACCACCTGATGTAGATAATCTACTCTCCTTACTTCTAATATTAGACATACAAAGTCCAATACCTGCGGCATCAGCTGAATAAGTAGAAATATCAGTCATTGTGTTAAGTAATCCTTCTCTTGAATCCGCATCATTATAATGTAATACACAAGATGCCAATTGAGGTATCTTTGTACCAGAATTAATCATAATTGGTGTTGCTGGAGAAATAAGTTGGTTTGATAATGACTTGTAGTATTCTATAGCTTCTTCAAATGATTTTGTAACCCATAAAGCTACCCTCATATACATATGTTGGGGTCTTTCAATAGTTACACCTTTTGGTGTTTTAAGTAGATACATTTCATATAATGACCTCCAAGCAAAATAATCAAAGTTATAATCATTCTCGTGATTGATTATGTTATCAATATTAGACGCCCCATAACTTTCAATGGTTTTCATTAATGTCTCATTAACAATACCATCAACGTGTAAAGTGTGCATTGTATTTGAGAAACTTGGGTCAGTTTCTTTATGATATGATGATATAGCAACAGAGGAAGCCAATCTCGAATAATCGTGATGACTTCCAGTATATGATGCCGCAATTTCATAAATCAACTTATCAAGTTGTTTGGTTGAAATAATACCTTCAGTTGGTACTGAGGTGATAACTTTAATGAATATTTGGTCAGAATTAACGTTTAGGTTTTTACTTGCTCGTTTAATTCTTGTTTGTATTTTTGTGGGGTTGAATGATACAACCTCACCATTTCTTTTTTGAATTCTTAATGACATAGTTATAATTTTAAAAATCGTCTGTAAATGAAATCGTTTCGTTCAATTTAGCTTTTTGGTATTCCATTGTTCTTGATTCAAAGAAATTACCCTTTGTTTCAACCGCAATTTGTTCCATAAACTTGAATGGTTGTTCGACATTGAAATGTTTACTACATCCCATCTTTATTAGTAAACCATCGACTACAAACTCTAAATATTGCTTCATTAGATTTGAGTTCATTCCGATTAGAGAAACTGGTAAAGATTCTGTAATAAATTCCTTTTCAATTTCCAAAGCTGACAATAGAATTTCTTTAATTCTTTTTTCACTTGGTTTATTTTCAACGTGATTATTCAATAAGTGAATTGCGAAATCACAATGTAAGTTTTCATCTTTAAAAATCAATGAATTAGCATTACAAAGTCCTTGCATCACACCTCTTGATTTCAACCAAAAAATTGAACAAAAAGAACCTGAGAAAAATATACCTTCTACAGCCGCAAAAGCAACCAATCTTTCTTGAAAAGATGCTTTTTCAATCCAATCCAACGCCCATTTGGCTTTCTTTTGAACTGCGGGTAATCTATCAATAGCATTGAAACATTCGTCTTTTTCCTTTGGATTTGATATGTAAGTATCAATCAATAAAGAATACATTAAAGAATGGATATTTTCCATCATTAATTGAAATCCGTAAAAGAATTTTGCTTCAGGGTATTGTACTTCCCTATAAAAGTTCTCAGCCAAGTTCTCATTTACAATTCCATCAGATGCTGCAAAGAATGACAATATGTTCTTGATGAAATATTGTTCGTTCTCTGACAAGTTCTGCCACTCTCTGATATCACCAGTCAAGTCAACCTCTTCCGCTGTCCAAAATGCTGCTTGATGTTGTTTGTAGAATTCCCATATATCATTGTATTGAATGGGGAAAATCACAAAACGATTTGGATTCTCTGTTAATATTTTTTCTGTCATTAGTTATTTTGTTCTCTTTGTTTTCTTTTTTCTAATAAATCTTTAATTCTTTGTCTATTGTTTTCTTCTTTTTGTTCTTCGTGACCCAAGAATGTTACTGAAGATTCCGTATCAATTTCCAACATACTATTATCAAACTTACAATTTTCAAAGATGATACCATCATCCCCAATCCTTGATTTAGTAATAGCCATTGTAGCCAACTTCATTTCTTTTTGTTGAAGTGATTTAGCGATTGATATGATAACGTGACCAACTTGTGCTTTCTTAATTGACCCACCCATTTGGTCTGTTGTTACAACCTCAGATGATATTGAACTTCTATTACCTTGTGTTGCAGTCCATCCAACCAAGTTAAGTTCGTGACACATTGCTTCAAATCCTCTCATTACTGAACCCTCTGATTTCCACTCATCACCCAAGTTTTTCTCAGGGACAACACAATCAATATAATCCAATAAAACCATATCCACTTTGATACCATCAGCAATCTTTTTTCTAATTAGATTTTTGATTTGAGTCATTGTCATAGTATCAGAAGGAAGCTTCTCCAAGACAAGTTGATTTGTCATTTTATTTTCAATTTCTCTTACCTTGGATATTACTTCATCCTTTTTATTAGACATATCATCAGGATGTATTTTTGTCCACAATGTAAAATGTTTTCTTTGAATAACCTTGGGATTATCCTCAAAAAATATTTGAAGCACATTATATCCCAAATTAAAAGCATGGTTGGCAATCTTGGTTAAGATAGTTGATTTACCTACACCAGTTGGGGCTAATATAACCCCAATTTCACCTTTTGCCAAACCACCTTTTAAAAGTCTATCAATTCCTGGTATTCCCATTGGAATTGGATGTCTATAGTCTTCATTTAATACATCATCCAAATTGGAAAATACATTCAATATTCCGCTTTCAACAATTCCGACTTGAAGGGCTTCACGTATCATTTCTTCAAGAGTATCATAACTCTCAAACTCACCACCATCAATTACTTTTTGTGCTTTAGTAATCGCTTTTTGTAGTTCTTGTTGTTTGCAAAACTTTAATGCTTTTTCTTGAACAAACTCTCCACCAGATATTGGGGCTTCTTTTATTTTTCTAATTGTGTCAATAACAACTTTGGCAATATTTTCTTGTTGGAACTCTGATTTTGTTATCTGTTCTAATGTTTCAAAAGAAGGTACACCATCCCATTTTTGACTATACTCTTTAATCATTTGGATAATGATTTTAAAGTACTTGTTATCAAAATAAGTTGGTTCTATTACATCTACAATAGACCTCGAAAATTCTTTATCTAGTACAATTTGATTAATAAGTTGTATTTGAAATGAGCTTCCTAAATAATCGAAATTTTTGTTAGATGACATATGTTTGAATTGTTGTATGAATAAATATTAGACTAGTGTGCTATATCCCAAATAATTAAATGTTAAATCTTTTTCGGATAAAATATCCGTTAAATCATATAAAACACCCTTGATTTGTTGACGAATATCCACTGTATATCTGATTTTTGGGGGATATATCTTAGCATCAATTCTTCTATGGGAAATTATTTTATCATTTTGTTTTATGAAAATGTTAAAATATTCAGGACCCTCTACGAAAGAAGTATTAAGAATTGTTGGGTTGTGTGTGATGTCATATTGGTTTTCCAATAGATAGCTCACTGATTTCATTTTTAACGAATAATTAAGATTTTCAACCAACCCATTCATGTATTCCAAGAATTCAATTGAATTTTTAGATTTTGGGTTGTAATCTCTTACATTGAAAAATCTTTGTACGATAATGTTATCATTTACCATCATCAAGAATTCCAGTTTGGTTACATCATTTTGTTCTCTCATTGTTAATCATTTTTTTGTTTTAAAATTGTGTTTTTCTTTTCTTGTAAGTTTCAAAAATGGTTTTAAAAAATTTACCCAAGCGTCATCACCTTTTGGAAGAAATTTAAAGAATCCATCTTCCAT